AACTCATGACTCATGTCTCTTTCCTCTCTCTCTCTCGGGTTTCGAAGGGCGGGAATCCGTCCCGCGCGGGTCATGTACTACGAGTGTCATACATGTGTAGGACGAAATCTGCAACCGGAATGGGACACGTGCTCAGGCTTTATTTTTCAGCGCTTCCGAGAGTGAGTGCGGAATCCGCAGTCCCGGTGCATATCCAGTTATGCAGCGTCCAGGTCGCAGGCTTCCGACCGATTCCCCCGGCAGGCCCGCGAAGCGGGCTATCAGTCCAGAGTCTCCGGATTCCCGCCCCTGCATCCCCAGCATGGAAACCAGCGTAGGGCTGAGCCTCCATAGGATGCCCGGCCAGACACGCATCATGCCTGGATGGCCGGATGCCTATACCGACACTCAGGATTCGTCTATGACCCGCTCCCGAGCTATTCCGAGTGTCAGGATTCGAAAGCGCTCAGGGTGGGGCGCTCTAAGGCAGAATCCAGGGCAGATGCGCTATTCACATCTGCCTTGTACTCTGCAGTACGGGAAAGGCACCTTTCCGGGCCTGGCGTCCCCAGGCCCCTACCTGCTCAGGCATATGCGCTAGGAAAGGCTAGGGATTCTCGCAAGTGCTCAGGCGAATGCTCGAGCACAGCGCAAGGTGCCGGCATCCCCCGATTAGCCCAGGCCATGGCCTTAGCCCCAGCCCGTTCCTATCCAGACAATGGGGACACGAAAAGGGACGGTAGAAAGCCAGGGGGGAGAAGGGAGAGTGGCGAGGGGGGATGATCCGCCCCCGCTCGTTTTCCATGGTGGGGATGGAGATACGGGAGTGGGGAGAGGGCAGCTCTAGACTGATAGCGCCCTCCGGGCGCCTAAGAGCCCGGAATTGTTGCTTGTGCCCTGTAACGTTACCGGATATTCTCGGGCTGAGACCGTTACAGGGGGTATCGGGAGGGACGAATGGGCAAGGAAGGGTTCCAGGAGCGGACGCGGCGGCTGACGCGGGAGCGGGTGGCGCGGCACCGGGAGCGGCGGCGGCAGGAGGGGGAGCCTGTAATCATTAGTGAGCCGGTGCATGTGGTGGCGAGTGTGAAGCCGGCGCATGTGCTGGCGCTGGCGGCGCATGCGGCGACCTGTAAGTGCTCGATGTGCGAGCGGGCGCGGCGATGAACTGGCGTGTGCCGGTGGGACAGGTGGTGCGTATTCCGGCGACGGTGGTGGTGGGTGAGCGGGGTGCCGGGTGGCCGGACCGGGAAGCAGTGGTGCTGGGCTATGGGCGGGATGGTGACGGGGCCTGTGTGTTGCTGGAGGTCCGGGAGGAGATACTGCTGACGATAGATGAGCAGGCGCTACCGGAGTGGCTTGTGGAACGGGAAACCCCCCGCTGAGCGCTTCCGGGAGGGTGCCCGAGCATTCAGGGGGGGTTTCGGGGGGATGCCGGAGACCCCGGAATGGCACCGTCGGGTCTCCTAGTGCTGGGACTGGTCCGGGAGAGGACAGTCCTGCACGGGGACCGTACAGAAATGTTCCCCAGGAAACAATCTCAGGCGTCGGGACTAGCGAGGAACTTCTCGAAGTCTTTGAGCCAGGCGGAGAGGGTAGTGGGCTCGGGATGGTCCTTATCGGCCCGGCCCTGGTCCCAGTGCTCGGCGTACTGATCGAGGGTGTGGTGGAGATGCTGCATGAATTCGGCGCGGGTCATGTGGGGGTCGGTTGGGGCGGCAGCGGGGGCGTCGGCGGTTTCGGCGTGCTCGTGCTTATCCTTCTTTTCGAACATCGCGGCGGTCCTCCGTTTGGGTGTGGGTGCCGGCCGGGGCGTCGGTTTCTTTCGGGGGGGCGGGTGGCGCGTGGGCATCGGCAGGCGCTCCTTTGAGAGCCGCGAGCGCGGCGTCTACGGCATCCCAGACCTGCCGAGCTGCCGTGAGATGGGGACTGGTCCACTCCGCCACACGTGCCATCTGCCCCTTATCTGCGGGTAGCAGGCTGGGCGCGGCGGAAGGGACGTCCCCCGCGCGCCCCCGATGATCGGTCGGTGCCTGCAGCTCATCCCCGAGAGAGAGAAAAGCCGTCCGAGCTATACCGGAGTCGTGGGCGGATGGCGAGAGGGGGGTCTAGGAAGCTATGGGGGGGACGGGGATTGGGGCAGCCACTGGCAGCCCGGAGCGACATGGAGGGGCGGACCGAACCCGGAAAACGTGGCATAGCGAGCCTCGTATGCGAAACGATGGGGGGGTGCCACGGCCGCGACGGCGGCGACGTCTCAGTGTGCCGGTGACGGCGGATGACTTGAGCTACTTGCGGCGTTTGCAGCAGGCGACCCGGCTATCGTTGGCGTCGCTCGCGCGGCTGCTCTTGCGGCGCGGGATTCGGGACCACCAGCGAGATGGCAAGTTGAGTGACTAGCTATGGCGTGATGCTCACGCGGATGGACTCGATGGCATCCTCCAGCGCATCGGCCGCGTCGTGCAAGGCAGACGTGTGGTCCAGGTCCAGCTCTTCGTCGCAGACCCGGAGAAAGGCTGCGCACGCATCCACACAGCGGACGACGCCGCGCTGGTAGAGGATGAGGCGTTCCCGCAGGGCGGCGTTCTCGGACCCCGCCTCTAGCTGCGCGATGCGCAACGCCTGATTGTGCAGGACCACATCGCGCGCATCAATTTCACGGCGCAGGGCGGCGATCTCGTCTGCATAGTCTTCCGTCATCTTGCGAAAGCCCTGAAGTTCTTCGCGCAGGGCGGCGTTCTCGGCTTCTAGCTCGTGGGCGCGTTCCCATCCCGAGCCGTCCATTACCATTCCTCCGGCTCGGTCACGACGGTGCCGCAATCGAGGCAGCGATAAAGGATGGTGCGGTCCGGCTGGACGACGGGGGCTATCCGATGCGAGCGGCATTTTTGACAGCGCTGGACGGTCTGACTCGCGAGCAGTCGGGGCGTCATAGGCCGCGCTCCATGAGCCCTTCGAGGTAGCCCCGGACGTAGTCGAGCGCGTCTCTGTATTTCTCCGCTTCGAGGAGTCCGGAGACCATCACGAGCGCGTCTCGCATGCTCTGGATCAGCTCCCGCTGTCGGTTTGCCGCTGCGTATTCGTCCACGTACTTGCGGCGCATCTCCTTGAGCTGCTCGTCCAGCTCCCGTGCCTTCGACCAGCCGTTCCCTTCCATCTAGTGCCCCTCCCGGAGTCTGAATCTACGGACAATCTCGTGATGCGCCGCGAGCGCTTCCTCTTCCGTTGCGTAGCGCAGCCCGGTCGTCCATTCGCCGTCCGACGGGTCGGGGAAGTCGAGCGTTTCCAGCCCTTCAATGAGGCGCTCTTCGCCCGCGACCATCACGACCTGGACGTGGTGCCGCTCGCCTTTAAACCGCATGGTTTCGAAGAGCTGCGGCGGACCGATAAAAAACGAGTGGTCCAGTCCGAGCCAGACGGTGGAGAGATGCGAGCCATCGGGCAGCTCGTCCCAGGCAACGCGATTGTTGCCGGCTTCGAAGCGCCGTGCCCACATGATGCAGGGCTCGATGCCGGCCGCTTCGTCGCCCGGAATGGGGAAGCCCTGGCGGTCGTAATAGCGTGGCATGTCGTGCATGAGAATTTGGTCTAGCTTGTCCAGCGGTGGACGGAGCATCCAGCGCGAGGCATGCAGGTCGCACCATGCGAAGAGCTGGGCGAAATCGAGTGTCACGACCAAGGTATCTCCGCCGGCCCGCCACACGCGCAACACGTGCTCTCTCGCTCGTTGTCTCCCGCAACAAGGGTGTGCGGCACGCGGCCGGGCCGGCGGAGTGCGTAGCAATTCGCACAGAGCAGGTGCGTCCATCGGCTCATTTCTTGTCGAGTATCTCTTTTGCTTGCTTGCTCAGTTCATGCTTATCGGGGGCGACGTCGGGGAGCTGCACTGGGACGCGCTGCTCGACGATCCACTTCCCAAACCAGTCGTGGTCTTCCACCGGGTATGCGCAGACGGGTTCCGTCGAGAGCAGCGCTCCCATCGCGTTCACCAGGAACACCGACCGCCAGCCCATCTTGGGCTTCTCCTCCAGCGCGAAGCGTGGTTGCACCATGATGCTTTTGGCTGCCATTGGCCCCCTTTCGTCCCCGCGTAACCCTTCAGACACAGAATCCTGGTTCTGACAATCCGTGACCCCGGCCATATTCGGTTCTGGTCCGACTGATGGGGAGAATATCTGTTGCCGGGTTATACCGTACCCCACCTCAAGCGCTTTTAGATAGTCCCGGCGCCACGCCGCCTGTCGGCGGAGACCGGGGGGGCGTCGCCACGTCATGGTCCTATGCCCAGCCTCAGCCCATGTCCGTGGCGACGTCCCCGTGGTGGGGTGCGGAGCGCGGGGGGGTTCCCGCTCCTGGCACAGGCTCTTACACGAATCGCGTCGGTCGCGCGAGCCAGCGAGAAATTACGGTCGATACTTCGCAAACGTCTTGGCGAGATTCGCCTGGCGCTTCGTCTGGGTGCTCGCACCAGACCCCGGCTTCGTCACCTGCGCCGCATAGGCCGGGACGCTCTTCCCCGCTGCCTGCGCCTTCGCGGTGAATGCGCCCGGCCGCTTGACCGCTCCCGCCATCCAGTTCCCGCCGTCCGTACTGCCGCCGCCGCTGCTCCCGCCGCGACTCCCACGTGCCCGTCCCATATCGTCCTCCCTAGGGAAAGAGATGCCCCAACGTGAAGAACACGAGCCCGAGCGCCGTCAGGTTCACTGGGGGCGTGAACTGTGGGATCGTCGAGATGGCGAAACAGACAATCGCCACGACGTCGAAGATGTGTCCTGGACTCATAGCCCTCTCTCCCTGTCCGCAATCACTGCGCGGAGTCCCCACCCCAGCACGAACCCGAAGGACACCGCGATGAAGTATCCGATGAGGATTCCGAGCATCGCCTATTCCGTCGGCTCGGTCGGGGGTGGTGCATCGCCGTGGCCGCACTCGTCCTCATCTTCCTCTTCGTTCACTTCCTCTTCCCGCTCGTCCTCAGGGCGCTTCATGCTTTGGTCTCCCCCTGTGGGTGCCAGCCCCACGGTTTGTCATCGTCCCGGAACCGCGCATCGTGGCGCACCGAGACGTGGACATGGTGCGCGTGCTTGTTCTTCCCGGTGTAGGGACGCCACTTGCCTGCCGGGTGCGCTTGCCCGGCACCGGAGTAAATCCGGCCGTTCGAGATGACGTACTTGACGCGCGGCTCCCGTCCCATCGCCACGCGCAGCCGGAGCCACTCCGCAAACTCGTAGCTGTCGAATCCCCCTTTGGGGTCGTGGGTAAAATCGCGGGCTGTGACGACGCGGCAGCACCGGCACGGATTGTGGTCGCTGGTCGACGCCGCGTGCCGCGCATCCCCGATGCCGCCATCGGAGACTTTCGAGCGGCCGGGCGCGGATGCATTCACTTCGCCCAGGAGCCCGAGCGTCCCCGTCGCGCCCAGTGCCTTCGCCATCCGCCAGCTCATCGTCTCAGCTCCTTGTCGGGCTCTGGCGCAGGTACAAGTCCCATTGTCCGACGAATGCCGTGCCCGCGCTGACGGTGACGCTAATCCCAATGGAGATGATTTGCTCCGCTGGCACGCCGAGCGCGGCGGCGAACTTCCCGCGCACCGGAAACGGCCCGAGCTGTACCTTGGTCGCGGCGGAAGGATTCGCGGCAAAGGTCTGTGTCGCGAGCTGATGTAAGGCGGTCGAATTCTCCTGGTAGTAGATGCGAATGGTTGTCGACCCGCCGCTGTTCTGGACCCAGCCCGATGCCCAGCCGTCCCAGCGATCATCCGGCCATTGGAGCAGGCGGCGCAGCGCACCCCACGGGATCGTGGCGCCGCCGACAATGTTTGGCGCGGCCGTCGCGGAGACGGTCATAAATTGCGTGAGCAATGGCAGTGCGGTGTAGTTCTGTAGATAGTTGATCCAGTTCTCGAGCCGGGTGACGCGGGTCTCCAGGTCGCCGGCATGCTCGACGCCGGGACCGCTGGAGACCTGACCAGTGGCGGGACTGGGCATCAGTCCTCCCGCCCCTTTTTGCGGGCGAGAAATTCCTTCATGAGCTGCGTCTGCTCGCGTAGCTCCTTCGTGTGCTCCTTCATCTCCGCGAGCTGGTTATTCTGCATGTCGGTGAATATCTCTATCGCCTTCGCGTTTCCTGCCATGCGTTCCGCGATGGAATTGACGTCCTGCGTGAAACGGGTGAGCAGAAACCAGAGCAGCACGGCAGCGACCACGACGGGAAAGCCGACCTGCACGATGACGCGGCTGGCGACGTCTACCCAGCCGGTTCCGGGGGGCACTCCGTTCGCCATGCCAGGGCACAGCCCTGGCATGGGAACCGGAACGACTCAAGGTTTTTCTCGGGGGTAGACCTCGCTCATCGGGACGCTGACGAAGCGCTCCCGCTTTCCGCGTCGCTTGTCCCGGTGGCGCAGGTCGGAGACGCGGACGACTTTGCCGCGCCGGCCGATCAACCGGATAATCAGCGTGCCGGCTCTGGTGCGGACGAGTAGCTGTAGCTGGTCGCCGTCGCCGGCCACGTGCCGAATCGTCAGCCCCTCCACGTCGCTTATATATTGATGCAGCTCCATTCGATGGTCCTTTCTGCCCTCTCGGGGCACTGTGTAGTATACCTGAACCACCGAAAATCTCAACCGAGCTGAATTCGTTAGGGTTTTAACACTCGTCTACTGACTGAATTCGGCTGAGAAGTTTGTTTCTTGCTTCACGTTTCCGTGCTACGCGCGCCATGTGGCGGATGGGGACGAGCCGAAAAAGCCCCTGCCAATCGCGGACATGCAGGGGCTCTCCGCGCGAGAGCTAACGCTGCGGCGCGCGGCGCGTGAGGGAATGCGGAAGGCGCAGAAGCTCGCCCATATTAATGATACGCCCCCCGAAGTCGCCGGCAGCAAACCCAAATCGCTGGAAGATGCCCGCGACCTGAATGCTCGCGCGCTCGGGGAGATTCTCTTGAAACCGAAGAGTCTCCGGCGCTTCGAGCGGCTGCTCTGGTCCAAAGAGGACCGTACCGCCAAGGAAATGTTCGCGCTCGCGTTCAACCATATCCTTTCGACCGCGAAGGGGACGGCGGGCGACCAGAAACCGACTCAGGTCATCGTCAACAACTTGGTTGCCCGTCCCGACAAGCCGGCGAAGGATCAGACGACGGTGGAGGTTCGCTAGTGGCGACCGCTATCGAACCCGAATGGGAGCAGTGGACCCGTGACCCGATTCTGCCGCTGAAGCTCCTGACCGTCGGAGACTGGTGGGCGCTCCTTGCCCATCGGCCCTATACCGTCCCGAAAATCAGCACTATCGCGCAGGTCCCGCCCGTCTGGGGCAGCGTCGCCAACAGCGCGAACATCGTGGACTGGATGGCGATGAAGCTCAGCGATGACGAAGGGATCGCCATTGCGGAATATGCCGACGGGACGAATGGCTTTTATCTCCTGACTCTCGCAGCGACCGTCACGGCAGCAACCCTCATGGGCACGGCCGGGGCGAGCTGGCAGCTCATTACGTCCGGGACGACGGCAGCCGTTGCCGACGGCTCCATCACGACTGCGAAGCTCGCGGATAACTCCGTCACGTCCGCCAAGATCGTAGACGGCACCATCCAGACCATCGATATCGCGCCGCTGAGTATCACCACGCCGCTGCTCGCGGATGGTGCCGTCACCACACAGAAACTCGCGCCGGGTGCGGTGACGTCCGCCATCATCGCACCGGGTGCCGTCACGAGTGCCGCCATTCTCGACGGCTCGATTCAGACTGCCGACCTGGCACCGGGCTGTGTCACGACGCGGGAGATTCTCGACGGCACCATTCAAGCCATCGATATCGCTCCTGGCGTCATCGGGACCGCGCAGCTCGCGCCGGGCTCTGTCACAACGCCGATTCTCGCGGACCAGAGTGTGACGACGGCGAAGCTCGCAGACGGTGCCGTGACTAACGCGCAGCTCGGACCGTCCTGTGTGTCGAGCGGCAACATTGCGGACGGGACGATTCAGGGCGTGGATATCGCGGATCGCACCATTACCGAACAGGAGCTAGCTGCGAATTCGGTCGGGACCAACGAGCTGATTACCGCCGCTGTCACCACGGCGAAGATTGCCAATGGCAATATCACCAATCCGCTGCTTGGTGCCGGTGCAGTCTCCCGATCGAAAACGGCGCCTGACTTGTGGCTCTCCCCGATTCCGAGCACGGCCGATGTGGGTAAGTCGCTCGTGGTGGGCAGCGGGCCGGCACTCATGTGGGAGACGCCTGCGTCATCGACGGCGGTTGGGCCGAATCCGCCCCCGAATGCGCTTCCGGGACAGCTCTGGTGGCGGAACGACCCGGACGGAAATCTCTTCATCTGTTACGACGACGGGAATTCCGTCCAATTCGTCCCGGCCACGCCGAGCGTCCCGGGACCGCCCGGACCGGCGGGACCGCCTGGCGATGGGGGCGCGATGGCGTTCCGCTATACGCAGCCCACGGCGGCAACGGAATGGGATATCACACACAATCTCTCCTTCCGGCCGAATGTGACAGCGGTTGATTCGACAGGCCGCGAAATACTCCCTGGAACGATTGACTACCTCAGTGGGACGAGTGTCCGTCTCACGTTCTCCGCCGCCGTCGGCGGGGAAGCGTACCTCAGTTAGGCCACCGCGATGCCTACCGTTTATGGTCCGCTCGATATCGTCAAGAACGAGCTGCGCAATGCGGTGATTCAAAACTTGGGCTCGGCGCCGGCCGCGCCGGTCAAGGGTCTGATCTATTACGACAGCACCGCGAATATTCTCTACTGGTACAACGGCTCCCAGTGGATCGCGGCGCAGGCAGCGGCAGGTGCGGTCCCGTCCGATACCGTCACGACGCTGGCGGTTGGGGGCGCAGCGGCGCCCGGCTCCTCGACGCTCTACTCACGCGGCGACCACGCGCACGGCATGCCGGCCTTTGGCACCGTCACCGCGCAGACCACTTTCGGCCAGGCGGCGAATAGCGGCGCTGCCGTCACCATTGCGCGGTCCGACCACGTCCATGGCACGCCGACCCATCTCGCGTCCGACCACACGACGATTCCGCTCTCAACATTCGCCCCGCCGACCGCCGACGTCCCGTGGGGTGGGTTCAAGATCACGAACATGGCATCGCCGCTCACCGGCACGGACGCGGCGAACAAGGCATATGTTGACGCGGGCATTAACGGGCTCGCGTGGAAAGATACCTGCCGGCTCGGCACGACGGCGAACATCACGCTGTCAGGGCTGAGTGCGATCGACGGCGTCACGCCGTCCGGTGGCGACCGCATCCTCGTGAAGAACCAGACTGCCGGTCAGGATAACGGCATCTATGTCGCGGCGGTCGGTGCCTGGCCGCGGGCGGTCGACGCGATGGACGGCCCGAGCATCCTGAATGCGGCTGTCTTCGTGTCGGAAGGGACCACGAACGCCGACACGGCATGGGTGATGACCACCAACATGCCGATCAGCGTCGGCTCGACGCCGCTTACCTGGGCGCAGTTTGGCGCGGGCGCGGTCTATACCGCTGGCAACGGGCTGACGCTGACCGCAAACCAGTTCGCCGTCGGCGCCGGGACGGGCATCGTCGTTAGTCCTGGCGTGACGGCGGTTGATACGACCGTCATTGCAACACAAGCGTTCGTCAATACCGCCGTCACCGGCATGGCGAAGAAATACGCCACGACGCTTGCCGGCACGGCGAGCCCGGAGACCATAACGCACAATTTGAATACGCGGGATATTCAGGTCGCGGTCTACAATGGCGCGACACCATATACTGCTGTGCAGGTCGATTGGGACGCGGCCACCGTCAACACCGTGACGATTCGGTATAACCCGAATCTCGGCGCCGGCTACCGCGTGGTGGTGGTCGGGTAATGCCCCGGAGTTTCGGCATTACGAATGCGGCGCCCTACGCGAGCGCGCCCACCGCAGGCGCAGCGGGAGACGTCTACTGGAACACCGGAGAAAAAGCGCTCTACGGCTCGGACGGGACGGCGTGGAATAAGGTTGGTCCGGTGCCGGCCATCGCGACTATCGGGACGACGGCGCCGACGACCCCGGCGGTCGGGCAGCTCTGGTGGCGCAGCGACATGGGGCGTCTCATGATTTGGTACGATGACGGGAATTCGCAGCAGTGGGTTCCCGTGGTGCCGGTCTAATGGCGGCACTCGATTTCCCCGCGAGTCCGACCACCGGCCAGCAATACGTCGCGCCCAATGCCGTGACGTATCAATGGGATGGGGTGGCATGGATTGCCGTTGGTGGAGCTGGGGGTGGATGGGCGTGGATGGGAGCGACGCCGCCCCCATCGCCAATGGTCGGACAAGAGTGGTGGCGGAGCGATCCGGACCAAACGCTGTACGTCTACTATGACGACGGGAACTCGAAGCAGTGGGTGAACGCGGTGCCGTCGACCTTCTTCGGCGCCGCCGCCTCGGGTGACCTCCAGGGCACCTACCCGGGGCCGACTGTCAAGGCGGCGGCGATCACCGCCGCGAAGCTCGCGGCCGATGCGAAGTCGATCAACGCGAAAGTGACCCGTGCTGCGAATCAGAGCATCCCCGCTAGCACGCAGACGCTCCTCACCTGGGACACGGTCACGCAGGACAGCGGACCCTTCTGGGCGGCGGGAGCGCCCACCCGGCTCACCGTGCCGACTGCCGGCATGTACTTCTTCGGCGTGTCGGCGGATTTCAACACGGGGGCAACGGCTGGTCGCCTCTTGCTCGAACTGCTCGTGAACGGCGCGGGGAGTGGGAGTCGCAGCGAGTTGATCCGCTACGCCAGCGATTTCGCCTGCGGGAACGTCACGTGCGCGATGCGCTTGAACGCTGCGGACTACGTGACGGCGAATGTCTACAGTACCTACGCCATCACGTCAGATAGCCCCAACACCTTCTGGATCGTGCGGGTGCCCTAGATGGCTGCCCCTGACTTCCCTGCGAATCCCACCGTGGGCCAGGTCTACACGGCCCCCTCCGGCAACGTCTACACCTGGGACGGCGCGGTGTGGACGACGACCTCGTCCCCCCAGAACGCCTACTGGACCGATACCGGGACGGCGCTGACGCCGACCGTGGCGACGCGGCGGCTCATCGTGCCCGGCCCGACCGCCAACCCCGCCACGGGGGGCCAGACACAGGTCGTCGTCGGTGCCCGCGCGGGTGGCTCAAGAATGCGCCTCCAATCACTTCCTGGGATCAACTGGGATGGCATCACGTCAAACGGTGCTTACGACGGCACGAACTGGGCGAGCGATGATTCGACCAGAGCCTCGTGGAGCCTTGTGATGGCACCGGCGACGGACACGACTGGCAACTTTACCGTCCAATACCGGGCACCGAACGCGGCGGCGAGTGCCTACTCGATTCCGCTCAGCATCGACAACGCCGGCAACTGCACCATCGCGGGCAAGTATTTCCCTGCCGGCCTCGCCATCCGCAACGCGGCAACGGCGGCCGTCCCAAACAATTTCAACAGCAACAACGTCCTCAATACGTGGCTCTCGGTCGCGTCGGTGAACATCACGACCGCGGGCGGGACCGTCTGCATCTTTGCCATGCCCGCGTGGTACTACGCCGGCAGCGGTGGGGTTATCTGCTATGTCGGGATCTTTCGGGGTGGCACGCAGCTCTTGAGCGTCAAGGTCAACATCAGCACGGGGGCCAGCGCCATTCAAACGATGGGTCTCCCTACGCTCGCCTATGTTGATAGCCCGGGCCCGGCGGCGGGCGCCCAGAGCTACAGTTGTCGATGCTACGTGACGAGCACCTCTGCCAACATTCTGGTGGGCGCAGATAACAACGGCTTTATACAAGCATTGGAGCTGTCCTAGTGGATGGGAGTTCAGTTGAATGATAACCTATCACTGCGACCAGTGCGGCAAGACGGCAACGGACATGGGTGGCTGGTACGTGGTTGGTGTCATGCTGTCCTACGCGGACCCGAACGCCCAGCCACCGGGGGCTCGGGTCATGGAGGACCAGCAACCTGACCGCATCTTCGACAGCAAAGGCTGCCGCACGCAATGGCTCGCGGCGCATGAGCTTACGTGAAAGGGAGGGGCATTCATTATGCCAAGTGTTAGCCGTGCTCAGCAGCATTACATGGGAATGAAGTACGCGCAGGCGAAGCAATCGAAGAGCGGAAAGGCCAGCATGGACGGGTCGACGATGACCCGCAGCCAGCTCCGGGACTTCGCCGGCACCAAAACGAAAGGACTCCCCGGACACGTCCGGAAAAAGCGCTAGTGCCAGCCGCAACCTCAGTCGATACCTACCAGCCGTCCGACGTCCAAAACGCCTTTCACGGCGACGGGGCGAAATTCCGTCTCCTGCTTGGGGCCTGGCGCGCGGGGAAGTCGGTCGCGATGATTTGGGAGTGTATCCTGCTCGCCCTAGAGCATCCCGGCGCGCGGTTCGTCATCTTCCGGAAGACGTACCCGGCACTGCGCGATACGACCTGGCGGGACTTTCTCCTCGAATGTCCCCCGCAGTTGATTGACGGCGAGCCCCGGCGCACGGAGGGCCGCGAAGAGGTGACGCTGCAGGGTGGGACGCTGGTGATGGCGCGCTGCCTGGACGACTGGCGAAAGCTCGGCTCCTCCAGCTTCGATGCTGTCTTTGGAGACGAAGCCTACGAGTTTACGCTGGAAGATCATACGATGCTCAGTAAGGGGCGGCTCTCGGGGAAGCTCGGGCCGCGCCGGCTCGTCTACGCGACGAACCCGCCGAATCGGGATCACTGGCTCTACAAGACATTCGTCCTGGAAAAGCAGCCGAATATGTCCGTCCACCACTTCGCCACGCTGGACAACTGGTCCCGCTGCTACAAGCGCCATCCCGGCATCGGAGAGGAAGCGGCGGACGATGAGGCAACGGACGTCCCCATTTGCCAGCGTCCCCCGGACAAGATTCTGCATGATGGCGCGGTCGGGCATAACAATATCTCTGCCGACTACATCGCGGAGCTGCAGAAGATGCCCGAGAACCGGCGCCGTCGGTTCCTCGATGGGCAATGGGGATTCACGGCTACCGGGACGCCGGTCTTTCCCGAATTCTCAGAGACGCGGCACGTCACGGTGCTTATTCCCGAGCGCGGCGTGCATGTTATTCGCGGCTGGGACTTTGGCTACCGGCACCCGTGCTGCATCTGGGTGCAGGTCCTGCCGACGGGCCACGTCCACGTCCTGGATGAGCTGCTCGGGACCAATGAGGACATCGAGATGTTCTCCCGGCGGGTGAAACAGCGGACCCTGGAACGGTTCGCAGACCTGCCGGTCATGGACTACTGCGATGCGGCCGGCGTCCAGAAGAACGACCTCGGGTTTTCCTGTGTCCAGATTCTGCGCCGCAATAACATCGTCCCCCGGTTCCGGAAGCTCAAGATATGGCCCACCGTCGAAGCGCTCCGCGACCTGATCGCCCGGACGCATCTCGGTGTCCCGCTGCTCCGGGTCCATGCGGAATGCACCTGGGTCCGAGAGGCACTGACAGGTGGCTACCGGCTGCATATCGGGACCGACGGCACGGAGACCCCGAAAAAGGATGGGCTCTATGACCACGCGGTGGACGCGCTCCGCTATGCGCTAGCGGACATTCTGCGTCCCATCGTGTCAGCCTATGAGACGGACCGTGCGCTGGCGCGGTCGGTACCGGGACAGCGGGTGGACGTATGATGGACCCACGGGTAGCGGACGAGCTGTCCCAGGAGTCGAGCCCCCTTTCGGACCGCATCAGCTCCGCGATCCGGAATCGCGTCCGGGCGTCTGAGCAGCGCTGGGGCGGCAGGCATCAGCGGTGGAGAGAGTCCGAGCGGCTCTATCGGTCGTTCCGGTACGCCGACACTGAGGACAAGAATATACGCTCGCGGTCGCTCACCGAAGGCGTGCAGAAGATCGTCGTGCCGTACACCTACGCGCAGATTCAGTCCATTCTCGCGTTCCTGGTGACGGTCTTTACCGACCGGAAGCCCATTTTCCCCGTCGAGCCGGTGGGAGACTACGTCAAGGCCGCGATGCTCCACGAGCATCTCCTGGAATACCAGATGGACCGGATGCGTCCGCGTGGCCTGCTTATCTTGATACAATGGATGTTTGATGCGCTCCGCTACGACTGGGGCGTCATCAAGAACGTCTGGACGATCCGCGAGTGGCCGCAGCTCGTCCGCACCTTCGCCCCGGACCTATTCGGACAGCCGGGCGCCATGCCGGAAGATTACCTCTCAGAGCAAGACGTGGTCTCCTACGAAGGGAATGAGGCAATGAACGTCTCCCCCTTCGATTTCTTCCCCGACCCGCACCGCTCGCTCGCAGACTTCCAGCGCGGGGAATTCGTGGCGCACCGCATGCGCCGCTCCCCGACGGAGCTGGAAATCAAAGAGGCGGAAGGCATGTATGCGGGCATCGAGTGGATACCGTACCGCCCCGGTGGCTACGGCTATCCAGACGTGACGTCCTATGCCGGGGGACGCTCGGCGCTCGGGGAGACGGTCAATCTGGCGCAGGAATGGACACGCGGCCGGATCGACCAGTACGACAAGGGCTATGTGAATATTCACGAAATGTGGTGGTTCTGTAAGCCGAAGGACTTAGGGCTGCCCACCACGCGGACGAATAATCTCCCGTCCTTGTGGGTATTCACGATGGCGAATGCTGCGCGCATCATCCGTGCGGAAGCGGCCAATCTGCCGGGACG